CCTGTAAAGTCATGCGTTCCTGAGTAGACCTGCCCGTTTATCGCTGCCTTGCTGTTAATCTGGCTTTGGACGTTGCCGGTTATTCCGGCTAGATTTGCTGTGAGGTTTATTGTTTCGGTGCTTACCGTTACTCCGTCCATGAGGTTTATTTCAGCAGTTGAGGCCGTAACCCCATCGAGGATATTGATTTCCGCTGTCGTCGCTGTGACCCCATCGAGCAGGTTAAACTCCGCCGTGCTTGCGGTGATTCCGTCGAGTAAGTTGATTTCCGCGAGGCTCGCCGTGATACCATCAAGCAGGTTGATTTCCGCCGTAGTCGCTGTGACCCCATCTAACAGGTTGATTTCCGCCGCGGTAGCTGTAACACCATCAAGGATATTCAACTCCGCCGTGGTAACGGTCGCGCCCTTGAGTATGCCTATCTCTACCAATGTCGGCAATTCGTCAAACGCAACCTCCAACCGGTCCCGATCTGTATTCAGGTCAACCGCCTTGGCCAGCGTCCCCGGCACAAGCGGATTGCCGTTGTTGTAATATTCGTTGCTCATCGCACTTGCCCCCTGTCGTCATAATCAACGACCATGCCAAAGAGAATAAACGGCATATCTATTGCCGAATTGTGATAAAATAATAGACTCATGTTCACGCCCACGCCGGTAATGCGTACCGGGCCAGTTGGGCTGATAGGTGTTGACCAGTTGAAAGATTCCCAGTTGTCGCCCTCCCAAAAACCGCCCGCGCCGTACATACTGAAATCAGACGTCAATGCCGTGGGTGCTTCTTCCGAGCCGTAGTTAAATTCCGGTGCAATCTGAAATGTGATATTTGCTTCCGCCTGCGCTTCGAGGAACAGCCGTCTGAATCGCTTGCGCCTATTCGGTGTCTTGAAAGCATAAAAATTCAGCCGCAGCAGGCTCATTATTTCCGTCCCGTTAAAACTCGTCCCGGTAAACAGGTCGTAGACGTTCCCGGCATCATCCCCGGCGATAGTCGTTTCCACCCCGTTAATCTCCCCCGAGAACACGGCAGTCATTACGTCCGGGAAATCCCAAGTCGTCGCGCCGATAAACGAACCACCAGCGAATGAGCAACACAGCGCCCGGCCAGATTGAAAGAAGATGACGTACTGGTTTTTTTCCTTGATGGTCACGGAGCACTGCACGCCCTGCAAGAGCATCTCGGTCACCAATGGCCGGAAGCCGACCGAGAATGTCCCTGACGAAAAATCCCCGAAAGTATCGGACGCGGAAATATCGGAAAGACCACGATCATCGAGAAACATGGTCTTGCCCATGCGTTGCACTGTTCTCTCCAGGCAGCCGGAATCGGAGGCGTACTCGGTCAGGACCCACGATGATACACCGGTGCCGGTGAGGAGATGAACACGGTTACGGGACATGATGACCAGCGTGCCGCCTGCCTCGACGGAGAAGCCGGTTACGTCGTCGCCCACACCTAATTCACCCGCGCCGACTATGGCCGACCATGTGCCCGGAGTGCCCGGTGCCGAGTGCTGTACACTGCCGCCAGGAAAAGACAGAAACAGGTGATTCGAAAATGAGACGATATGGTTTGGCGTATCGACCACCATGCCGGTTGTGTAGAACGTGACCGTTGTGCCGTCGAACTGAAACGCCTTGCCAACCCCATTTACCCCGTAGATGTTGATCGTGCCGGTTGACGCATAGAAGTTGAATTGGATGAACTCGTACTGTCCGCCCGCAGGGAATGTGCTTGCCACTACCGCCCATCCCGCCGTGCTCTCTTTAAAAAGGACTCCAGCGGTGCCAAGGGCGTTGTCCCGGAGTGCATAACGGACATTTTTATAGATGAAAACTCCGCGAATCGGCCCGGAGCCAGGAACGGCAGCAGGAACAACAGCACCATCGACTAGGCTGTAGCCGTCAATGCGCCGATAGCCACCACTCGTCGGTATCTCGTAATTGGTCGCGAACAGACAACTGCCGGCATCTCTACTTAGGGGCGATTGCTCGGTAACGATCCCGCCCTTGAACCTGACGTAATCGCTCTTCATGCGATCGGCCTAATCGAGATGGATATGTCCGACCCGTACCTATTGTCGAGAGCGTGTAACATGCTGTCGTATCTCTCTGTAGCCACTGCCAAAAATTCAGGAGCGTTGTCGTAGAATGCGTAATACCACAAGGCCCGCCACTTGATGATATCCAGCCATGCGTTGTTCGTCGGCAGCAATGGAACATCGGTGTTGTTGACCAATGTCTGTGGCATCCTCTGGTACCTCAGCGATATCGTGTACACATCGTCCGGTGTCGGGAACAACAACAAATCGTCGTTTGTCGGGTCGGTAAAGATAAAAGACGGTGTGGCATTCTCTCGCTCACCCACCCGGTGAAAGTTCCACCAATTTTCATAGGTCGTGGAGCCAAGAAAATTTTCTCCGCTCCTGCCGTCCGCCGTCTTGTAGATGGACGCTCCTGAGAGGTCCCATTTTTCCATATCGCCAAGACCCAGCTCGGCGAGGGTGTACCTTTGTTTGCCCGCGACTGTTTCAAGGGTGAACTCCTTGCGCATCCATGGCCAGTCATCGCGGTATTCCTGGATGTCCAGCCATGCTTGCCGTACCCAATTGATGATACGGTATTCCAGCACTGGTTTCGTCGCCGTCACCGTTACCGGACCATCACCGGAAATGCCCGACTCGCGCAGTGTATCCTGACATATCTGCAAAAACGTTTTCATGTCCTCTCGGCCTCGCTGTTATTTGGGCTCACAATGTCATTGTACACCACCAGTGGTATATTTTACCACTAAATATACACCCGGCATACACTATATAGAGTACATGGGCTATTCCGCGTAATGCAGTTCCATAACCGAGAAGGGATAGGTGAGCACCTCCTTTGATTCCATTGTTTTCGGGTTGTAGAGGGTTTGCTTGGCGTCTTTTAGTGAATTGAGCACCGCAATGGGCACCTTCACTTCGACATTGCGCTTGATAAGGTAGGAGACAAATTGAGCACCTACCTTCACTTCGCCAGGATCGGTCGGGTCGTCCTGAATAATGATGGTCGCGTGTGTCGGCTTCGGCTTCTCGGCCTTTGCCGGTTTCGCGCCCACTTTCACGGCCTTCTCGTCCTCGTCGTCTTTTTCGTAAAAGTCATTGTCAAGGGGAGTAACCGGCATGAGCTTTACGCCGGTCTCTTCCTCGTAGATTGCCTGGAATCGATCAATAACCGTATCGTCCTTGGCCAGGGGGGAAATGCTTTTTCCAAAATGTTCCTTGGCATACTGTTTCAGGGTCTCGACGTCGGCACCGAGATCAATGTAGGGAAGGGCTGTCTTGTCAATCATGGGTGGTATCTCTCTTATTAAAATTGAAAATCCGGCCCGGCTTGCGTTATTCAGCCGGGCGGGATTTCATAAATCATGCAACCGTCCGCTTACAGGAGGGTTGCGGCAACTTCCAGCCGAATCATCCACAACTGATTCAAAATGACGTTGGCATTCCACATTTTCCACGAGACAAAACCCCACTGTCCAAGTGGATCGGTCTTGTCGGCGGTGTCGGGATTGACGACTTTCGGGCTGATGGCATTTTTCCCTTTAAGCGGAACGTGTGCGTAGGAGTTTTTCGCAACGATGATGATCGGGTAGACATCGGCAAGCGTCCCGGTCGTCGATTTCATCGTCAGTTTTGCCCCACCTGCATCCGGCCATGCCGTGAGCAATGGCGAAGTGATAAAACGGACACTGCCGAGAGAGCCGATTTCCTCCGGACAGAGCGTCTGCCGGCCACCGTAATCAGCAACCTTTTTAAACCCGGGCAGGTTTTCCAGGTCGTAATCGAGATCCGTATGACAGAAGGCGACAAAACCACCATCGACAGACACCGACCCGTAGTATGGGCTGGAACTCATCATCGAGGTAATTTTCTTGGCCCGCTGCGCGTTGAGAAAACGGACGGAACCCTGAACAAGGGGGACCGTGACAGCGGTATTGATGTCGGTACGTGCCGCGCCGTTTGCCCGGGCGACGTTGGTGCCGGCCTTGAGAATACCGTACAGCAGCATTTCCTTCGTCTCACCGATCTGCTCGCCGGTGAGTTCGGTTGCGTCTTTCAGGACGGGGTCTTCCGACATATCCTGAATCTTGTCGGTGATCTGTACCCAATCGCCGTACTGCAGCATTGCCACAGGGACATCCTCATACTGCATGGCATGAGATGCCGGGGTAACACCCTCGCTTAGAGGGGTAACAGCCGGGGTAAAGGGGATAGGCCGACGGAATTTCATGTTGTCGGCTTTGTTTTTCGGCAACTCCTTGGTGAGCCCGAACTTGCTGAGGACGAATACCGCCTCGGCGTGGTCGAGCATGTCAACTACTGCGTACGCTGCGGTACGCTGGGAGACATCTCCGTATGCGGTGATAGCCATGATGTGTGGTCCTTATTGATCAAGACCCTTTCCGTTTTATCGGTACAAGGATCTCTCTTTTTCCTTTTTTGACGCACTCTCGGCAAAGGCGGCGTCGAAATCGTCATCATCCGTCGCGGTATTCTGCCGGGCTGAGTGCCCCACTCTTTTAACGCTGACGCCCGCGCTTCTCTTCAGGGCGGCTGCTCTCTTTTCATTCAATTGCTCGATCTCGCTCTTGCCGTGCGTTTTTCGGGCCGTGCGTCCCCATCCGGTCATCTCCTTGAAGGCATCGAGAACGGCTATCGCGTCTTCCGCATGGTCGCTGTTGATCCTTTGCTGGATATCTCCTGGGGCATTGGCCCTGAACTCGGCAAAATCCTTGCTGGTGGCAATCTCCTTAAAATCAGGATGCCGTTCCGCCAGGATGTCGAACTGTGTCTCTCTGTAGGCGTTGATCTCTTTTTCGACGAGGGTCTCTTGCGTGGTCGAAACCCGCTCCATACGCTCGTTGACCGAGTCAACACGCCTGGTGACGTTGGCCATGCGTTTGTCAACAATGGCGGCCATTTCCGGGAATTCGCGTTGAAACTCTTCCCAATCGTCGTCCTTGTCGGCGGTACCCGCGCTGGTCTTGTCCACTGTTGGCGGCTTTTCAGCGGCCCTTTGTTCGACAAGTTTTTTTGTCAGGGCGGAAACCCTGCCGCGTTGGCTGCGCTCGCTTTGCCGTAGTCGCTCCGTCTCTGCCTCCAGGTCGGCAAACTTTTGTGCGAGGTCGATCTCCTCCGGCTCACTCTTGGAGGCGGCTGTGGCCGCGTCACTGAATGATTCACCGAAATCCTCTTCCTCTTGCTCGGCATCGATGGCCCCACCTTTTCCTGGGGCCTCTCTGTTTTCGTCCTCCGAAACCTTGGCTGATTCGTCGAATGCCGCCTCAAAATTGTCGTCCTGTTCTCCGTCTACTGCCGTGTTCTCGTCTGTCATGATTCAGCTCCTCTGTTGCGTCCGGTCAGGGAGGCAACCGCTTTGTTAAACTTCCTCGCCGCCGAATTCCAAAAGGCTGTCCAGGGCGTCCATCGCCCCTCTTGCGTATTGAACTTCGGGGTATTCCAACTGCTTATTCCTTAGAGAAGGGATATATTCCTCCCTCCCCTTGCTCCTGATAAATTCCTTGATCGCTCTCCATGTCGAGCTGTTCGGGTCCACGCGGTGACCGGTCGTGTCGCCCATGGCGATTGCCTTTCTGATCCTGTCCTGCTGGTCCCATTGGTCGTCTAGTTTTTGGTCCGTCAATCCCACTCGCCTGTCTCCTCGCTATCCTGTCCACCTTGTCCAAATGATGAAGGATCATGCCCTCGGTGCGGTGCTCGAAATCTCCCACCCCCACGGCCATGGTGTTAAACCCCGGAACCCGTCTCTAGCTTCACCTTTAATTCGTCGGCCATGAGCGTCCTGTCCGCCGTGCTCTTTTCATGGATCTTCTGCAAGTCGGCGGATATCTTGGCCAAGGAGATATCTCTGGCCTGCGCTAACTTCATCATCTCGGCTTCCCGGTTCTGTTGCGCCAACATCAACTTCAGTTGCCGCTCGGCATCCGCTTCCTGCATTTTTCCCTGAAACAGGGCCATGGCCAGGTCGTTCCGCATCTTCTGTACTTCGACATTGTCGTTGCCCTGCTGCTGTGGCTGATTCGCTGCCGCAGCCTGCGCTGCCTGGGCGTCGCGATCGTATTCTTCTTTCGTTTTGAGCAACTCGTCGGGGTCATGCTGCATTGAGGAGACCAACTTACGTACCGTCGGCTCCACCTTCACCCACCCGGCAAATGCCGGAGCCATAAGGAAATTTATGAGGTTGAGCATGTTGCGCGATTGTGTTTCCTTTTGCAGGAGCGCACTCGAACCCTTGGCCGTCGGCGAAAAATCCCCTTTGATGTCGTTGTTTGGGTGGTTCTGCATGTTGTGATCGTAGAGCCTGGTAATGTTCGGGATGGTTACGTTGTCGTCCCAATTTTTCACGGCCCGGCGCATGACGATGTTGTGGTTGTTCATCAACATCTCCATGCCGCTGGCCGTTCTCGCCCCTTGGGAGGCGCTTCCCTGTTCTCCCTCGGCTATCAGTGGTATGCCGGTTTCCTCGTCGGCCATCTCCCGGGCCATGTTAAAAATGGCTGCCAGTTCATTTTGGTGATTGGGAAATTCGAAGATGTGAAAGGCTTCCTGCGCCTTGGCGTGTTTGTCTTTCAGGAGCCAGACTTTCAGCGGGGTGATGTCCCATGACTGCGTGCCGTCGACGGTCTGTGCCGGTTCGACAATCGATTTGTTAATGATGATCTGCCCGCCGACACTGAGCCCGGCGTTGTCCATGATCATCCGCCATGCCTGCTTGACGACCTTTTGTGGCTGCCGCATGAGGTACGGCACGCCATAGCCAAAGATGCAAGAGTCGTCCTTTTCGAAGTTGAACACGGAAAATGGCTGGTCTTCGGTGTCCATCGGGTTTACGGCAACCTTGATAACGACGCCCTGGCAAACCCACGTCACGCCCTGGTACTCTTCCAGTGGATCAGTTTCTATTTCTGGGTCGATTGCGCCTACGGCCTGCAGCATCTCTACCTCGACAGGCCCGTGCCGCTCCCAGACGACATAACGTTTCTCGTCGCCGACCGCCGATATCTCGCTCATGTTTCTGAGCTCCGTCAGGTAGTCGGGCGGTACCCGGTCAGGTGAGTTTTTGAGCACCTTGCGTATCTGGTCCGGCATGAAATCATCGCGCTTGGCCAGACGAATCAGATCGCGCCGGGTCATCCAATGGCGTTGAAAAGTGACCTCACTGTCCTCGATCTTCGTGGCGCTCATCGTCGGGAAAAAATCCCAGGTGGAAACCAGTTCGAACCCAGGGGAATTATCCAGAACATCCTTTAAGACATAGGCCGCGTTGCCCATGTCGTCTTCTTTCTTCACCCAAGCCCGACGTGCCTTGCCGAGCAGGACCGGCCCTTTCATGACACCAGTCCCGAGCAGGCAACCGGCCCTGATAGCTTCGCGGCCAATGGCTGAGTAATTGCACTCGGTGAGCTGGTCGTCCATTTCCTGCATCATCAGCTCCGCACGGGCCTTGGCTTCTCGCTCGGCTATCTCGGTGCTGTTCTCGACAGGAGGTTGCAATGCAGCTTCCGGCCCGGTCAAAACTTGATCTGGGGTCAACTCTTGCGGCGG